ACTATCTTGGCAGACATGTTTCCAGAGCCTAGCAAATATGAAGTGCCCCTGGCAGGAATCGAACCTGCGACTAAGAGATTAGAAGGCTCCTACTCTATCCACTGAGTTACAGAGGCTCAGGTAATTAATTACCCTTGTCTTCCTTAAACTGACGAAGACGGTTACAGTTAGAACAGATAAACTTCAACTGTGTTACTTCTCTCTTTGCATCTTCCAGAGTTTCCTGGTCAACAACCATCTTTACAATCTCTGCCTCACGGTGAGCATCTAGAAAATCCATCTGGCTGTGGTGTAGATATTGGCTACAACCAGCACAGGGACGCTTAATCTTATAGTTCTCAATATAGGTAACGATCTTGTCTGAGAATACACTGCTTGCTGTCATCTTTACTTCCTTGATTGAATATTCTGTAGAATCTTTTAGGTAGTAGGCTACCGTTCCTTTGGAGCAACCAAGTTCCTGGCTAATGTCTCCGTAACTCTTTCCCTCTGCTCTTAGGCGAAGGATGTCTTCTTTATAACTCATGTTATACTCTTTTCTATTATTTATATAATATTATTTAATTAGCCACTTGGCTAGTTCTGGATTATCTTGCATAATCATCAGGAATGCGTTCTCATAAATGCCGATGAAGTGATGCTCCCACTCTTCATACTCAGCCTTCTTCTTTGGCTTTGTAGATCCCTCAAGGACCATACGTGCACAGTGTAGTACCTCGTGCACCAGAGTCACCTGCTGCTTGCTCAAACTAATGTCTGCTGCAATAACGATAAGGTTTCCCTGGTCTAGTGTATATCCATACGAGTTGTCATTCAACATACCGTCTTCACGTGTATCACGAAACTCTACCACAAATACTTGGGGACCAATTTTTACTGAATCAATCATGCTCTTTCCTTCATTAGGCTATCAATCTTTTGACTTAGTTCATATATAGAACCGTCATTAACAATTGTAGCATCAAACGAGAAGTTATCAAGGGCTGTTTCGGACTCATGCCCATTGACTGCCCCAGTGCCAGGCTTAACTATCCTGATAAGGATACCATCACGATTCTTAATTGCCCTGTATTCATTGGGATATCTGACATCTGTTAAAACAATCTTATCAAACTTACCAGCATTTCCCATAGCCTGATTTACCCAGAAGTCTGGACCGAACATCTCTCTGCCAACCTCTGTACCCATCACCTGCAAAAGCCTTCTGGTCTCTGGGGAAAGTCTCTTGGTCTCCTCCCAGCCCAGTCCATCTACTGCCTGTGCTAGGTGAGTTGAAGTAAACTCCCCAACAGGGACCACAGGATTAAGTCTATAGAGTGCTTGCCTGATAGGATCGGCAAAGGCTACTCTACGATAGCCGTAGTTTGATATCAGGTGTTGTGCTACAGTGTCCTTACCTGTTTGTGCATAACCGCTTAGACCAATGATCATTCTTTTGCTGCACTTCCACGATTGATTCCTGCAATGTACCCTGCCTGGAATGCCTTAATCTCAACTTCAGTAGGCATAGTAGATAGGGTAGAAACCCATCTTTCCATATCAATCTTTGCTTTGCGAATGATTGCTGATAGTTGTGCATCTTGTTTACGCTTTTGGTATCTGTTATTGCTCATTGCTCAACGCCTTAAGTGTTTGTGGGAATACCTGCTCTGAAAGATCCCTAACAGCCTTAGCATACTCTTGGATTTCAAACTGTGCATCATGCTCCAAACGCTGGTTCAAGAATGTCATAACTCCCTGTAGCGAAGTTGTCCAACGCCAGCGCACATACATTCCGTATGCTGGCAAGAATAGACGTGCAAGTTCTGGAGCAATGCCATCATCCATAGCCTCGTGATACCATTCAGTGCCCTGTGCAATCATCTTAATTAGTTTGTTGGTATAAACCATTCCTAAAGAATCGCTTACTGGCTCTCCACTACCTTGCTTGCTATTCTCTGGCTTGCTACGCCACTGGTCATGCAATGGTACGTAGAACTGTTCTTCTTCTGTGATGTATCTGCGAGAAGACTCGTTCCACCCATTCTGATCGTCTACGTGTGTTGAGGAGACTGCATACTTCCACCATTGCCTTGCAACGAAGAGCGGTGCATATACTTCAAACGTGAGTGCTGCGTGACGAAACGGTGACGTGTGACCCTCACGGACGAGGAAACTAAGAAGTTTCTCGTCTCTGGGCTCAAACTCGTAAGACTCTTTATCGTATGATACACGTGCAGCGTTAACCACAGATAGATCATTACCAAGGGTATCAACAAGGCGTACATATCCTTCATCCAATACATTAATCTGATTGCTCATTCTTATTCTTTTCTACGAAGCGTTTCTCTAATTTCTTAACAATAATTCTATATGAGATTATCGCTACTGTCAACTCATAAATGGTGTTCCAAAAGAAGTCAACGATTACATGGTTTATGTCCGTTATCATCCCGATAATGACAGACCAATCCATCTCTACTCAGTTTCCTTTACGAGTGGGTCGTACAACTCATGGATTCTCTTAATCACATGCTTGATGTAGTATCCATAGTATGGGTCTTCTGTAGCCGTTGCCATGTGCTCTTTCTCAAACTCTTCAAGGAGTTCCTCATACGCCTGCAACTTGCCCTCATTAATAAGAACCTGGATAACAACCTGTTGCTCTGGTGTCATGTCCTCAATAGCGATCTTAGGCATGGCTATCCAATCACTGCAAAGATGTCTCGGTATGGCAAGATTACAAGGTTGTCACCTTCGTGCTCAATATCTGTACCAGCATACTTAGAATAGATAACCTTGTCACCTACAGATAGGTCAATAGTCATCTTGGTACCGTCTGCAAATGTTGCTCCTGCACCAACTGCCACAACGACTCCCTCGGTTGGCTTTTCCTTTTCTAGTGTCTGGATAATAAGTCCAGAGGCTGAAGTCTTTTCTGCCTCAATTAGAGGCTTTACAATTACCTTATCTTCTAAAGGTTTAATCATTTTAATACTCGTCTTTCTGGTGGGTTACACCGTGCTTGTCATCAATGTACTTGTGGATCTTGCGTAGTGCTATTGCCTTTGATACTGCAAAGCCTACTAGTAGGAATACTGCATTCCAGAAGAATTCTGATACCATATGCTCTAGCCCAAAGGTTACTTCAACGATTGTCTCTAAAAGGGATTCTCCTCCATGTGCATGCTCGTCTACGTGGTCTTCAAGTTCTGAGGTAATGACAGAATAAAACTTATTCACTATTGCTTTCCTTTACGAATGATTTCTATGGCTCTGTTGAGCCCTGCTGTATTATCAATTATATCCAAGTCTACCTCTTTAGTCAATAGTTTGATGAAGACTTTTCTTGTTTCGTTTACCGCTTTTTTACGACCAACGTCAAAGCCATCGTTCCAGGCTTCAGTCTTGATCTTTTCTAGTTTTGCTTTTGATATAAACATTTCTCTCCTTTTCGCTCCCCCACCAGGATTCGAACCTAGAATGACGGTACCAAAAACCGTAGTGTTGCCAATTACACCAAAGGGGAATAGTGGATCTTGGGAGACTTGAACTCCCGACTTTCTGCTTGCAAAGCAGACACTCTACCAACTGAGTTAAAGACCCTGAGCAGTCCCAAGGGGAGTCGAACCCCTCCTATCGCCGTGAAAGGGCGACGTTCTAACCGATAAACTATGGGACCTTAGATATCTATTGTATCAAGGATAGGGCTTAGAGTCAAGTTATTCTGCTGAATAATTTGGGAAGATCTTTGGAGTATTCTCACACATGTCTTCTACCAAGTCTGTGAATGATCGCTTGCGGAACCATCCCAGTTGGCTCTCAGCCTTGCTAGGATCGCCCAGGAGGGTCTCAACTTCTGCAGGTCTAAAGAACTTAGGGTTAATCTTTACGATAGTCTTGCCAGTATTCTTGTCAATACCGACTTCCTCTACCCCAGTGCCCTGCCATTCAATGTCAAAGCCAAAATACTTGGACGCAATGTTTACGAAGTCACGTACGGAGTGCTGCTCACCTGTAGCAATCACGAAGTCGTCTGGTTCGTCTGCCTGTAGCATTAGCCACATGGCGTAAACATAGTCCTTAGCATGCCCCCAGTCACGAAGTGCATCAATGTTGCCAAGTTCTAGGGTATCCATAGTACCCTCTTTAATAGCATTAAGAGACAAAACAATCTTGCTTGTCACAAAGTTTGCTCCACGTCTAGGTGACTCGTGGTTAAATAGGATTCCGCTAGTAGCAAACATACCATAGGATTCACGATAGTTCTTTGTAATCCAGTGACCGTACAACTTTGCTACACCATACGGAGATCTTGGATAGAATGCAGTGGTCTCCTTCTGTGGGACTTCCTGTACCTTGCCAAACATCTCAGAGGTAGATGCCTGATAAAACCTTGTCTTGTTTGTTAGTCCAGCACTTCTAATGCCTTCAAGGATTCTGAGAACACCGATGCCATCTGCCTCTGCAGTAAACTCTGCTGTGTCAAAAGATACCTGCACGTGGCTTTGTGCCCCAAGGTTGTAAATCTCGTCTGGCTCAACAAGTTTAATAAGATTAGCAATAGATGCTGAATCAGTCAGATCTCCTTGGTGAAGGAATAGATTGTCGTTGTTAAGAATACTCTTAATTCTAATTAGATTATCTGTGGATGATCGTCTCACAATACCGTGAACTTGATAGCCAATGTTGAGAAGTAGTTCAGCCAGATATGAACCATCCTGACCTGTTATGCCAGTTATAAGTGCTTTTTTCATTATTAGTCTTTCCAGATTGAATCTAGAGAAACATTCTTGGTATAGTCTTTACCAAAATCAGCAAACAGGCTCTTATCTTTCATCCTATTTACAATGCCTCTAGACCATGAGAAGCCAGCATCTCCACCCCATGCAAGCCACATAATGTATCCGTTAGATGGGTTAGACTGGCTTCCCCAGTCCTTGCCCTTCTTGTCTACCTCGTGGCGTGAGAAGTAAGAGTACATACGCTTAACAGTACTTAGCGAGAGTGTCTCTCCATTAGCCAATTGTCTAGCCCTAGTCCATCCAACTGCAGTTCCTGCTCCAGTGGCTTTGCCATCTTCCTTGAATTTAATAGCACGACGAGCAGCAGACCTGGCACCAGCAG